GTCTTCCTGCAGGTGACATGCAACTTCATTTGCTTGCCGAGAACGAGAACGAGAGATCGGATACCGAGAACGAGAAAACCCCAAGCCCGAAGGGCTTGGGGTGAAAATTGTTAATCTAATAATACCATGTATTCTTTTGGAAAGTTCTCGATAAACCAATCAAGACCTTTCCGATGGGTCTGCCAATCCTTAAACATTTCTGATCCCATAATAACATCATACACAGCGACAGCGAAAGCGGGCAACATGCACGACTCACCGCCAAATCTATTTTTGACTTCTTCCTGTGTAGTTGGATCTTCGGGCAAAGCAACCGAGAAAGGCAACTTATATTCTTTATTGTTATACGTAATGGTTTTAGTCATATCTTCTCCTTTGTTAGTTTTAACATAGATAAGATACAATGGGATATATGTCAATACTATTTTTTAAAATAATTTTCCTAATCCTGAGCTGCTGGTCCCGTCACCAGGCTACGCTAACAAAGAGGTAAAATGTAACGTAGCCAGGAAACGAGAACGAGGATTACGCTGCCGAGTCCTGCGATCCCAGCTCCCTGAGGAGAGCTTCCTGCAGAGCCATCCACTGTCCGTTGCCCGAGAACGAGGAACGAGGAATAAGTGACCGAGGATCAGTGAAAACGGATACCGGTCTGTACAGTTTAAGGCATCTCTGCGAGAGGGTCTTTGCCAAGTTCTCGTGGAGTATAAAAACAATACCACCCGCTTTGATATATCTATTTATCCATACGATTTGCCACTTATTTAGTTTAGGATATTTACCATAATCTGATTTTAATTCTATCCAAAAAACACCAGATTTATGTACGCCATGAATATCAGGAATTCCGTTAATTGTGCTAGATTCTATGCGAGTTAAAAAGAATTGAGTTAAGTTCTTTTTTAACTTTTGCCACAACAAACTTTCGTTGTTTTTATCGCTCATTTATTAACCTAACTTTTTAATTTCTTTGATGACTGAATTAGGAATTATAGTGGTGTTACCAATCGTTTCTATGTCCTTACCATTCTCGGCAAATGAATAATCGCCAAACAATCTTGTGACACCTTTTGATTGACTCAGCAGATGACCTTTGGTGATGCAGGTAGCAAGATTAGATTTCTTTAGAGCTTCAAAGCTTGTCCAGGAGCTATCCGAGACAATATCAAACCATTCTACTGACACCATAGGATATTTATCTATTTCAGATTTAGGTTTTTTAGGAGCTGTAATTTTTTTTCTATTCATCAATTTCAACCTTAATCTTACCAACTGAAGTTACCATTGTTGAATTATGCACTTGGTTAAATGCGTCTAACCAATCAGACCAACTAGCCTTCTGCAGCTTCTTCAACGTCCCTTGGCTTAGCTTCAATTGTCTTGGCGTTGTATCCATCAATTTTGTTGGATAATTCTTCAAGTTTCTTTTCAAGCTGCTCACGTGACATACCCTCCAGACCAGTTACTGTAACTTCTTTTCTATCTACATACTGACCTGCTAATTGACCAGATCGATATTCGGCATTGATTGCAGCTGCGTATTGTTTATCCTCTTCCGCTTTATCTGCAATTCTTTCTAATCTTTTATATCTTCGTAATTGATCTCCAGTGTATTTCTTAACTTCTTGTTCAAATCTTTTGTCATAGTATTTTGCAACATGAGGATTTATTTTTCTATTTAATAATTGTGATGCACATGACTTCGCAGTATTTTCATTAGCAGCATTAAAACCTGCTTTCAAATAAGCTTCGTGTTGAGTTATTGATCCATGCTCTGACACCATGATCTCCACAAACATTCTTTGCTTTGAAGTTAGTTCGAGCTCAGTCTTTAGTGAGTTCTTTTTCATTTACTTTTGTTTACGAATATATTGTTGTAATCTTTGTTTGTCCTTATCGCTTTTAGTATAATGTTGCAAAGCTCTTGCATAATCAGTTTTTGCAGATTTTCTAGATTTTAATGGTTGCATTTTTGTCAAATCAGTAATTGTCTTACCAGATTTTTTAAAATAATTTTTAGCTGCTGTTTTTAAAGTTGTAGTAAGTAGTCCACCCAACATCATTTTTTTAATCATATAAATAATCCTTTCTTAGCTTTTATAACACCACCAAGTTTTTTTCTACCTAATTTTTCTGACATAAATTTTCTAACCGATTGTGATATGGCTTCTTGATTGGCTTTACGCTGCTCTTTAGTCATCATAGGTATTTGCATTGATTTACCTTTTTTATCAGATGCATAGGCTTTACCAAATATTTGAGGTCTTGGACCACCTTTTGGTATGCTTTTAGTTTTTGGAGCTTTTAGATAAGTTTCTTTATCCATAAATTTAGTTGATTTAATTTTTCTTTTAATATCTGACTTAACTAGATCATAAGGCACAACACCTCTTAAATGTCTAGGTAATTTCTTCTGCTGCCTAACCTCAGCTTTGTATTTTCTAAAACCTTTTCTGAATGCAGCTTTGGCAGTATTGAATATCAACTTTTTAATCATAATTTCTATTATATAGATTTTTCAAAGTAATTGTAAGTTCCCAAAAAACTTTCGATAGCGTTCCCGCAAGACTAGGTATAGTGGTGTATCCAAGATACACCATAGATACACCATAGATACACCATAAAAAGTGTCTTAAAGTATTGATATATATACATTATTCTTCTTCGGATACACCAGATACACCTCTTTTACCCCCTGAGCACTTTTTTATTTTAATTAGTCTGAAATATCTATATAGTAAAAATGTTTTATAAACATTGGCTGCTGGAAACCCTAATCTGGTTCGGTTTCCGGTGGCCGTTATCACTTCCCCGTTATTCCTTATCACTTCTCCATTATCATCTATTACTTTAGAACGATTCTAAATTACATTTCATTGGACACACATCACCGATTATGGTAACTTTAAGACATGAACTCCTTTAGTTCAGTTTTAAGGTTAGTAAATCTTTTGGGGCTATTTTTTATTGCTCTCTTAATAGCCCCAGGAGTTAAATTTATTTTTCCACCATGACTACGTTAGCTTCGTGATTTTTTTCTTAATTTCTCTTCTTTCTTCCTTACTACTCGCCTCTCGATACAATCTATACAGTTCCCTATAATTCAACCAAGATTGCTGTAGCTGTGTAAATTTTATTTTTTTAGCTTTTATTAATTTTATAACTTCACCACGGATCGTTTCAGGATCCATATCAGCAGCCCAACACACATCTTGAAAATCTTTAGAATTACTCATGAACCACCTGTAAGCATCTTCTTTCCAATACGTTTCTTTTTTAAATTCTGATGGACTCATCACATCTTCCAACGCCTGGACAAGAATTGCCTGGAATAAGCGTTGTTCTGACAGCTCTTTGGGTTTAGTTAGCTCCATCGCTAACTTAATTCCCAAATTTTTTAATAAGTTGGGTGAGCAGTTTAGCAAATTTATTTACCTCACTTTTAGGATATTTAGGTCTACCCCTGCTGGTCTGACTATGCTTTGCTATCTGATACTGATCATGAATTAGATCTATAAACTCATTACGAGTCTCAGGATCCATGTTTCCTGCATATTCAATCGTCTGTTTAGCGAGTTGTTTAGATGTTTTTTTAAAATCCATTCGCATAGCCACGATGCGGGAAAAGATATGGATTGGGAAAATACACCATGGCTATACATTTTTGACAACAAGTCTAAGGCCTTTAGCAGCAGCTGCAGCCTTTCTACCTGTCGCCCATCTTTTCTCGATTTTCTCAAGAAAAGAAAGACTGAAATTTCCTAAACCAAAGTCATTTCCACAATACAATTGAAACATTAAACTAGTTACTTCATCATAAGTTTTCTTATTAGGACACACCATCACTAGTTTGTCCAAAGCATTGTTTAATATTTCTTCACTACTTTTTTTAGCAGCTTTACCCACAAAATATCCTTTTGTTAAAAGTTAATTTTTGTGTTCGTTGTTCTGTGAAAATAAAGTGTTTTGAAAGCCCCACTTATTTCATTTAGGCTTAGGAATACGTTGATTCGATTAATATAGAATTTTATTTTTAATTGCAAGTTTAATTTGGGGCCATAAGGCCCCAAACACTAATCTTCGTCTGAATCGTCAAACTCTTCAGCTTCATCATCAGCCCAAGTCACTGATAAGTCTTGCATTACATGACCGTCATCGTCTTTTACAACGATTTTTCCGTCTTCTACTATCTCTTTGATAGCATCTTCTACCATTTCTTTGATTGATTTAGCCATAATTAACTCCTTGTTTAGAAGGAAATTATATGTATTTATCAGGGGGGTTGTAAGTCTGTAACAAAAATTTAAAGGAGGCTAGATCTCCCAGCCTCCTCTCGTTAGTGTCGTTTCTTACTAACTATTTACCGTTGAGCAGTGCGCGCCCTTGCTTCAGTAAATTCTCTCTCATAGCTTCAACAGATTTATTCTCTTTCTTAGCTATTTTTTTTATCTCATCATCAACCAATTTGGCAATCATGCTGCCTGGTCGTCTAAAACCATTTTTACCCATGGCTCTAATGATACAGTATGATTCAATATCAACTGCACAGGATTTCCATTTATTGATGTCCATAGTTTATCTCCTAACTTTCTAGATACTCTTTGCTCTTATGAAATTCAACTAAATTTATTTTATTTTTAGCTGTTAATCCTGAGTTGTATATTCTTTCGATTATAGCAACATAGTCGGCAGTATTGGTCCCAGTTAAAAACCAAGAAGACTTAGACTTACATGCAGTTCTAAATCTGTTGTAATCAAACCTAGGATGTTTATCCGCTATAATGTATGAACACACCATTGAACGTTTGAATCTTTTATTTTTTGGAGATTCCATTCCATAAAAATATTTTTTCAAACCCATCAATTGAGATCCAATACGATCAGCATGCTCAATACCACCTGCAGGAATTACAAACTGTCCTGTTTTAAAGTCATGACTAATTCTTGACCACAGTGAAGTTTGTTTTAATAAAAGCACCACCATCTCTGCAACATTAATTCCATACTGTTGCATTTTGTTTCTACAAATTTGATAGTCTCTTTTATTTCTAGCACAATGTTGATTTAAAAAATCATCCATTGACCAGTTCTTACGACCTGTATTCAGTCTTGCCACATCTAATGGATCATCAGAATCCATGATGATGTAGGGCACCTTTAGATCTAATTGTTTTCTGGCCTCAAGTGTGTGTTGGCCATCAACAACTTCCATGTTTTTATTTACACGAATTGGATCGTATAAATCTTTTTCTGCAATCAACTTTTTGAGTTGCTGCACGTGTGCTTCGTCTACAGGTCTATTACCTCTAGTTTTTTTGAACTTCGTATAATCTGTAGTTTCGAAGTATTTATTTTTTATTGCGTTATTCATCTTTTCCTCCTTTGGTTAGAACAACATTGTGTAAAATAATCCACCCATCATTAATAAAAAAACTTTAGGTGAAATTAACATTATGATTAGAAGTATAAAAAAATATAAAACGTTTTTGTTATACATGGTCGCCCTCATCATAAAAGGCTGCCTTTTTATCTTCTTCATCTTGGATTGCAGCTATCTCTGAATAAACTAAATCAGATGCTACAAACTCATTGATTGGATACACAGGGTGACTCCATTCAAATTCCAATCGCACTTGTGCTAATCGTTTACGTTGATCTTTGAAATGTTGGTCCTCTACATCCATACCTTTACCATCTGGTGTTAGGTGTTGAGTCTTTGATAAAATAGAATCCATCTTTTTGATAAATTCTAAAAACTCTGGTGACTTAGAAAGAATATTAATTTTTTTCACGGATCCTCCAAAGTTCAAATTTATTAACCACATGACTTAACGCTTCGTAAAATTTTACTTTACCGTCAGTGTCATCTTTTAATTTTACTTTCGAATAAAGCTTTCCATTTACTGTAAGTGTGATTGTTTGTGTGAGTTGTGAGAATTGAACTACAAAACTTTCTTCAGCTTCTAGTCCTTTCGGTTTTATTTCCCATTCGGGTCTTAAAACCAAAGCCTCCTGCAGGTTCTCAGCAGCTGCAGAAGCTTTTATTTTATTATCATTCATGATAACCTCTTTGTTATTGTTAAACATATAAAATGGTATATAAACATATTAATGGGATTTGCAAGTAAATAATCATATAGGATAATATAGGACTATGAAATTTATTTTGGTACTTCATCTTTGCAGCATGCTGACAGGTCAATGTAATCAATCTTTAACTGTAAATATGGAATTTAACGATCATAGATCTTGTGCACTTGCAGGTTATGATATTTCTGGCAAATCTTTAGAACAATTAGATCCAAATAGAGTTAATAAAGAGGAATTAGCCATACGATTTAACTGCAAAAAGCTTGGAAAAGAGCCAATTATACCCCTTCCTAAGCCGGGAACACCCTCATAGTTGCAATAACTATACAATTTGATATATAATACTACATGAAGCTATATCGCGTCCAAGCAAACTATAAAAATATATATGTTAATGAGATGCTTGAGGCTGAGAACGATAAGGCCGCTCTTGAGACGTTTTCAAAGAAGGTTGACTCAGGAGATGTAACAGAACATGAAGGTGCTGGTTTTCATAAACCTGACTTTCTGTTTATAACCTTCGAGGAGGTTGACCGAGATGCAACTACAAAAGTTAATATCGGAGAAACTTCAGTTGGAGTCCAAGTGGGCAACACAAGCGTTGGCACAGGGCAGAGTAACGACTGACATGAAGTGGATCGATATAAAGATCAAAGATCTTAAAAAAAAGATTAATGATCAAAGTGTTGAAGACGCTAAAAAGGGTCTTTACGATATCGCTAGTTAAAAAAACTAGCAAATTTTTATTTTTCATATAAATTCCTAGGCTATCCTCGTCTCTTTTACAAAATGACATTTGTTTTTAGACATCCAGACTATTATAAAAAGCTTAAAGAGCAGCAAGCTTCCGAAAATGATCAGGAGTCGGACAACAAGCAGGACAAGGAATCAACTGATTCTTTGGAACAAGATTCTCAGTCGGATTAATTATTTTTTTATTGTTACACGCAAAACAATATTTATTCTTTTGCTTCTCCCCAGGATCGTCCAAGTGCGATATCAACTTTGGAAGGAACTCTAAGATCTTCGATTGCATTTTCCATTATCTCCTTTACACCTTTAATATCATCTTCTTTCTCAATTGAAAAGCATAATTCATCATGAATTTGTAATAGTGGTTTATAACCTGCCTTATAACAATCTATCATAGCTTGTTTTGTTTGATCTGCAGCAGATCCTTGAATTAATCTGTTTAAAGCTTTGTAGGTGAAGGCTCTTCTGATATTATTGCCATAAATGGCCTTAGCCTCCTCATATTGCATTGCTTTGTTCATTCCGAAGGTAGAGGGCTCCCACATGTCAAATCGGCATTTACGACCCCTTATTGTTCGAATAAAGCCGTATTTTGAGGCAGAGCTAGACACTTCTGTAGCTAATCCACGTACAAATGGCACTCTATCTCCATATCTTCGTAATAAATCCTCAGCTCTATCTTTATCAATACCAAGTTCTCTAGCTAATTTATTCTTACCCATACCATAAAATAAACCTAAATTGATTGTTTTAGCTTGAGTTCTAGTGATGTCGGCCATATCAGCAACAATCTGATGAAAATCAGCAGCCTCATTGTTATAAGCTTCAATAAACTCCGCTGCACCTTTACTCTGAAATGTATCATTTATAGATGCAGCGTAGTGAGCAACAAGCCTAGGCTCCTGTTGTGAGTAGTCGAAACTACCCCATTGTTTGCCT